ACAGTTGAACACTGAAGAAGCTTATTCTTGTTTTCATCAGTCCATTCGGTAGGTTGTGACAAAGTTTATTCCTTAATGTGAGCGCCCGTAATAATCGAGCAGCTTAAGTTAGTGTAGCACAGGGTGAATCATGTATCCAACAACTACTGTGCGTAGATTTCTTATACTCATACTACAGCAAGAAGCCACCCAGTGCAATACTGGGTGGCTTCAAGATGGATCAGGCAGATTAAGGAGTTACGTCTGCAATTACGAACTGCTCAGGACGAGTAACAATCGGTAGGAAGTTGTACTCAATTAGGATCTGACGACCTGAAGGGTCTGGCTCAGTCCAGCTCTTTGAGAAACGACCAATGAAGTTAGCAGGTGCGCTGAAGTCGGCAGTTGGACCTTCAACAAGTTCAACTGGGCGGTTAGTGTCGAAGTTACCAAGGATGATTGTGTCATCTGCTAGGTATCCGATTTCATCACCGTTATCAGCCTCGTATACATGCTCTACAGCAGTCCAGTCAAGTCCTAGGAATCCTGGTAGAGTACCTGTAGCTACGTATGCATCCTTTAGGCGGTCAGATAGTAGCGCTCCACCAGCCTGTAGTACAAGAGATCCGTTTACATCTGCGTTAGCTGCAAAGCTGTGCATAATGCGGTCAAGAGTCTTCTGTGTAGCATAAGCCTTGTTTGCGTTTACACGACCATGGTTCAGGATAAGCTTACGCCATGCCTGAACATCTTCAATAATATCAGATGGTGAAGCAGTTGCCCATGCAGTAGTTGCGTTAACCTTGTGATCTGCTGGGAACTTGTAATCAATACTTGCCTGAACATCTGGGAAGTCAAGAACTAGGTTACCACCAATTGCCTTCCATAGAGTGTACTCTACGAATGCATCGATACGGCTGTTTAGGTCCTGAAGCTCACGAACAACTTCACGCTCTGCATTAACCTTACCGTTTACAGTTCCAACCTCACGTAGCCACATTAGAGTAGTAGGCTCGAAAACCTTCTTCTCACGAACGTATAGCAAGCTAGCACTTGCCTGCTCGCGGCCTAGACGACCTACGATGTGGGCTTCAGAGTTAGGAACGTTTGGCTTTGCCATCATACGAGAACCACGAATGATGTCCCATGAGAATGTCTGTGTTGGTACCTGGCGCTTTGGTGTACTATTCATCAGAATCATGTTCTGAGCGGCGGGTAGCTTTTCTACGACGCCCAATAGAACCAAAGGCTCCAATAGACTAATATCTGGCACTTTGAGTCTCCTTTTTAATTAGGGGCCGCAGTTTTTGCTTTCCCAAAAAAATAAGTAGCGACCTCAAAGAGGCCCGACCTGCACCGCCATTACTTTGGCTCTTCCAGTTGGTCTGTGTCTAATTTAAGTATCGGCAAGTTTTCTTTTGAAAGTAAGAAAACATAAACAACTAATTCTAGATAACAAAAAAGGAGCCTCGAAAGGCTCCAAATTTGTAAAGCATATACTAGAATACGAATGTTCCCATTGCTGCACTAGTACGTGCGTTAAGGTCAGTGATAGCGGAAGCATCTGCACCTGAAACAAGTGAGAGCTTTAGGGCTCCACTGATTACGATATTACCCTGCTGCTCGCCTGTACGAGTATCAGCGGCACGACGCAATACGCCTACAGCAGTATCTAGTCCGTTAGAACCAGCGTTGTTGTATACGTGATAGCGCTTAGTTGTTGAATGCTGTGCTAGAACTGTACCTGCTGGAAGAATTCCCTGGTTAGCAGCTAGTGTCACACCCTTCTGACGCAGACCAACTGCTGAGTAAAGAATCTCAGTTGGAGCATATGAATGGGTAGGGCTACTGTAACCTGGTGAAGGAATCTTCTCAAAAGAATCCGTTGCCATGTCTAATCAACCTCTCTCTATTATAATTTCTTTAGACGCCTAGAGCGCTTAGACGGGCTACTTCAGCGTTTACATCTAGCTCTACCTTTGAATCTTCAGCATCAGTTGAAGTACCTACAGCCTGGCCACTTAGATTAACCTTTGGCTCGGCTGGTAGAAGCTTGTTATATAGATCAGTATTACTCATGTAAAGCTCGATCATTGCATCTGCGCTAGCAGGGTCAATGAATCCTTCAGCTACCTTAGCCTTAACTTCAGCCTTGGCATCCTTCTCACGGTTTGATAGCTCAAGAGCATCAATTCGGTTAGTTAGCTTTACGTTATCGCTAGCTAGCTCTACTACAGCGCCAACAACCTGCTCAACAGGGGCAGAAGTGTCATCAGCGGATAGCTTTACAACACCTGCATCTGTTAGAGCTGCTACAAGCCTGTTTGAAAGCTCGGCAGTTGAGTCGGTAGCGGCTGGCTTAGCTGCCTCAGCCTGAAGAGCTACAACATCAATGCTGTGCTCATCCTTCAGAGCTGCAATAAGCTCTTCCTTAGTCATTGTTTTGTGCTCCTCTACCTCTGGTTCGTTCTCTGAACCGGAATCGTCGTTTACAACAGTTTCAACCGGTTCAGTTAGTAGAACCGCCTCTTCTGAATTATCGGCTGATGCTTTAACTATTTCTTCATAATCCTCTAAATTAGTAATGTACGGTCTATTAGTAACCGCAACATGACATAATGTAGGACCAGACTTCTTACCTGTTGAAGTATCTGTGTAGTCAAGTGAAAGCATTGCAGAGGCACCAATGTAAGTCTTGTTCTTGAAATTATCCACAGACTTACGTGCATCAATAACTGCATATACCTTGTCACCACTGATCTCTACGTCAATTACTTCTCCAACATTACGATCAGGATCTTCTACATGCTGGTTAGAGTCGTTAGCAAGAGGTACTTGAACGATAGGGCATACCTTATTATCGAAGTTACTCTTCAACTGCTTTACGAAAGCATCATCAATCTTAATCTTCTTACCTGTTATAGGATGAATCAGATCACCCTTAGATAGGATATGCTTCCTGAATAAGGTTCCTGTACTCTTGCGAGATAGCTCAATACGAGCTTCATCCATCTCATCGTAAGCTACAGAATCCTTACTAGGAATAATTACTAGATCGCTCACCATATACCTCCATTGTCATAACAATAGATATCATCGGCAGAATTTAAATTTCTCCCAAATAAGTTGACATTCCAGCATCCCAGTGAGTAAGGAATGCCTTCTCAGTAAGCCTTTTGCTTACGTCTCCATGCTTATTCTGGTAATAAGTTAAACCATCAGAATCAACTATAAGGAATGCCTTAGCATATCCTTTAGCTCTGCCATACTTTCCTGGCTTCAACTCTTTACCAGCAAACTTAACAAACTCGGGCTCCTTGGCCTCTGGGTTAGGTGTCCAACCTTTTGCACCAAGTTCCACCAGAGCATCACGAAACTCCTGTGTGAACTGATTCATAACTTACTTAACACCCTTTTCCTTCTTGCTTACGCCCCAGCCTGTACTCTGGAACTTCTTCCAATCAAACTTCTTACGCAATGACTTGGTACCATTAGAGAATTGGAATTGAACTGTCCCATCTGCATATACCAGAAGCTTAACTCCTGGAAGCTTAGGGCTAGATAGAATTCTTAATACAGCAGAATTGCTTGTAGCATTCTCACCCTTAGGTGCTGGATCTCCTGCTGTACCTTGGCTTACTCGTGGATCTGATGACTTAGCATATGACCCATCAGCAGGTGCTCTAGTTGAACTACGTGGCTGCGGTGCTCCACCCTGGCCTGTACCTAAAGGTGTTCCAATAGGTAATCCGTAACGACGAACACCTTCTTGTGAATTAACCTTTCTAATTCCAGCCAATTCAACCAGCCCCATATCATTTAGATGGCTTAGAGTAAATCCTTCAGGAAGCATATCTGTTGGAATAGTATCAGCAGGTGATACCTCCCCAGCAGGTGAAATCTGACCAGTAGGGTCTACTGCCTCAGCCTGCTCAAGTTCATCCTCTTCCCTCTCGATAGTCTCGTAGTCAATTTCAAGACCTAGCTGATCTGAAATCTTCTTCTCAATCTCACGAGCAAACTCAGGTGTAAAGTTTCCACCCTGGATACCAGCAATTGCCTTGAAGATTTCCTGAATAGCATCCTTATCATCATCTGTGAATGGACCCCAACGAAATTCAGGATACTTACCTGACTTGAAGTTCCAATCGATGAATCGAGGAATGATGTAGTGATTAATGATAGATGCAATTTCTGTCATAATAGTCTGAAGCATCATTACAAACAATGAGTCAGTCTGCTTACCAAAGTCTACAAGTGATGCATCTCCACCTGTTCCCTGGTTCTCATCAAAGAATGCAGCAAGGATAGACTTAGACATCTGAGAGTTATGATGGTTGATGTATGAAAGGAAATCAAAGTTACCTGTTTCCTTTAGAAGCTCTACAAGATAAGTCTCAGGCTTTGTCATCCACTGAGCTACACCAATATCAGAAATACCCTGACGGAATGCTGCAAGCTCTGCTGGATCATGGTCTTCAGGAACAGTACCAACACGAGTACCTACTGCTGAACGCTGAGCTGCAAGGTGCATTAAGTAGTAAAGCTTTACCTTCTTATCGTAATGGTAATAAGCTGACTCGAAATAGCTTAAACCATAGAACTTATTCTCTTCCTCTTGAGCTGCATAATATACGCAAGCCTCTCTAGGAATCTTTACATCGAGAATCTTTCCACCAGGCTTCTGTGTTACCTGTCTGAATCCATCGAAGCTACCATCCTCGGTTACTAAGAACTTAACTGTATCTGCCGGAAGGTAATTAAGCTTCTTCAATGTCCACTTATTTTTCAATGGACCAGTCTTAGGCTGCCAGAAAACCATTTCAAACGGTGAGTATCCATCGAATACTGCCTGAAGCATCTGAGCAATAACACGAGTAAGAGGGACACTCATTCCACCAGCATTAGGCGGTAATGTGAATAGTTGCTCAATAAACTCAGCCTCGGATTCTCCACCCTCTTCAATCTGAGCTGGTACGAATGTCGCTGTTTGTAGGGCAGCACGAATCGGCAACGTCACCAAACGATAGAGGGCTCTAGCCTGGCCATCTGTGCGTCGCATTCTTACAAGTTGCTGAACTGTAACCTCTGAGTGCTTATGCACCAGGTGAGAACCATTATAAGGTTCTGTGAATGGCATATTATCATCGAAACCTACTTGAACCATAGAACGTGGTTTCGGAGTTGCCATATCATCTCTTGCCATTGTTAATTCCTCCTGCCGTTAGCTTTTTAAACTATCGGCAGGAGAAACTTAAAATTGTTCTGGCATCATCAAAGTATGGGACATACCTATTGGTAATTCTACGCGAGGACCCATAAAAATCTCAGCTTTCTTATAAAAAGCTTGTTCTCCATCCTCATTTTCTCTACCGCCCTGCTCTACGGCTCCAAAAACTGCACATGCTAATGCATCAGCCTCATCTTTAGAACCTAATCTAGGATGATCAACTTTACCGTTCGGTAGAACTGTTAAACCTAGCAATTCATCTACTAGTAATTCTCGATGTGCTGCAATTAATCTACCGTCATACATTACGTCCATAAGGTTACGCCATGGCTCATTAGATCGATCTGTAGATACCTTCTTGGATTCTACACCCATCTTTTCAAGCTGCTGCATAGAATCCCTAGATTCATATCCATCGAATGTGAATCTCTTAATCCTGAAACCTCTACGGCGAAGTTCATATGCTAATTCACGAGCCCATCGAATCTGAATCTCTCGTGGAGGATTAACACCCTTAGATGCCTCAAATGAGAATACGAAATCTACCTTGATGATAGGTCTCAACTCCCTTGAAGTACTTACTGTTCCATCCTCTAATGTTACTTGAGATTCAAATTCTTCCTTTCGTACTGTGTGAGCCATAGCAATTCCTGCTCGGTCACCAGTTACCGCAAGATCACCATGCATTGCATATTGAGCACCCTTAATAGGTACTAAATCAGGTGAGATATCATATTCAACCTCCCAACCATCACCATCACGCCTATAAGATACTTCAATAGGCTGACGAGCTGCTGGCTTGAATGAACTTCTTACTAAGAACTCATTTCTGAAGAATGGGTTAGATGCCTTGCTAGGCTTACATTCATACTTAGCCTTTGCCATGTTTGCATCTTCTTCATAATCAGATACATAAACTTCCGGTACAAGCTCATCAGTTCCCTCTACAGCAACCAATTCAAACTGCTTGAAGTTAGGGTTAACTACCCAGGTAGGAAGAGGACCAGATACATAGTGACGTGACTTATCTCCACGCTTTTCAATATCCTCACGACTCTGCGCAGTAAGCCTCTGAATAGCAGATCCAAGATAACGAGGATAAGAGATACGAACATTCTTAAAAGTTCTAGGGAATCGAGTAGATGATGAGGTACGCATCATATCAAGAATACCCTCTACAGTATTCTGTGGGACTCTTCCTGTAACATTTCCTCTAACTTCCTCCTTGGATCTGAAACCGTCAATCTCATCAGCTACACCGAGAAGTAAGTTTAGACCTTCCTGGCTTTCAGCCTCAGAGTGTCCTGAAATAGCTTCGATATTCTTATCGTAGACAATAGCTCCACGGGTAGGGGCGGCCTTATCTCTAAACCAAGGTGAGGTACGTACAAGCTTCTCAATAGGATCGAAGAATGCTCTCTGTGCCTGCTGAGCGTTCATGGCTACGTTAAGAAGGTGAATAGAGTCCTGTCCAGGCATTCCATAGTAATCCTGAGGGGAGCGAAGGCATAAAAGTAGATAAGCTACACGACATGAAATAGTTCTACATACGTGACCCTTACCTGATCCCTTTCCCCATTGCAAGTTAATGAAGTTAACCATTCTTAATGGTTCAGCCCAATAAGGGTCCATAAACTCGCCCATAAGAGGGTAGATTTCAGGAAAGTAAACCCTCTCAGCATGGCGTACAGTGTCATATTGAACAGGTGAAAGTGCAGGGGAACCCATATACTTCTTATCGCGTACGAATACGTCAAGAGGTACAGGCTCCTCTGCAAAAATGGCATCTAGGTCAGACTTTGGGTTGTCATCCAGTGAGCCTACCAATAAATCTGAAAGATTCATTATTCCACCCTGTTTAGCAATGCATTAAGATTAGGCTTATCCGCTGCGAATTGAATTAATTCTACGTTCTCAACCTTGCGCTGTGAAGATAGTCGAACCATTTTAGAAAGTGCCCCACGGTCCTTCTCAGAGCACGGAATGAGGGTCGCACGCTCAAGCTGAGCATCGGTCAGATCGGTCTGAAGATCACTGTGAGATAGAGCTACATAAGTCTGCTTTACTTCAACCTCAGCACCGAAGGTTACCTTACCATCCTTATCTACAGAGTAAGGGACCTTGACGTATCTTGTAGCTTCAGTGGCAGAATCTTCTACATTAACAATAAGATGATCTGACCACATTTCACGAATCCAACGATATGGACCTGTAGTATCAGAAGATGGATAGCTCTCGCGGTACTGACGACGAACATCATCTACGTTATAAGAATTAGCAAGGAAGAGAGTAATTTCCTCATCGTGAGAGGTCTTTACCATCTTCTTGTTATTAGCTTTAGCAGCAACCTTCTTCTTTTCCCATTCTGCTAAAGCCTTAGCTGCCTGAGCACGAGTTTTAGCTGTTACACCTCCACCACCAGATGCCCAGGTCTTTACTCGACCTACAGCAATAGCGATAGCCTGAGAGATAGATTTTCCACCATCTCTATTAACTGCGCGGGCAATACGGCAGATGTAATCTGGTAGACCATCTACGGCATCTTCCTCAAGCCAGTTATTCTTTCCGGGCTTGCGCGCGAGGGTACATCTAGCAAGATAAATGATATGACCGAAGTCATCCTCTGTTAATACAGTTGACACGGTTATTCTCCTAACCAATAATTACACAAGAGTCTGCTTGACTTATCGGATAAAAGGAAAAGGCAGCC